ACCATCAGTAACCATCCATGTAACCGCAGATATGATACCGTTACCCAATTGGGTCATCAATCTTATAACTGTTCCCAGTAAGAACCCAATTATATATACAATTCTCTCGGGCAATGTCTGAAACCACCAGATTACAGCTTGTATCATATCTATCACTATCTGTACTAACATGATGCTTAATTCTCTGTGCTTTTGAATAACTGCTTCAGCGAATTCGATGACAGATGCTACAACCCTATCTTTTAGCTCTACAAAGAAATTTGAAATAGTATCTGGCAACTGTCTAAACCACTCTATGATACCCCAAAATATCTCTGGCACCTTTTCAGTGAAGAATGTGGCAATCGCCTCCCACACTGCTATCGTGACACTCTTAACTTTTTCCCAATTCATGATTATGAGCACAATACCTGCTATAACAGCTGCAACCAACGCTGCAACAGCCCATACAGGAATACCCAGCGCAACCGCCAATCCCGTTATAGCAGGTATCAGTACACCTGTAAAAAATGGGGCTATCACAGCCCAAGCGCTTTGCAACCATCCTATTGCCAATATAACCTTACTTATAACAGTTAAAAGTGGTCCAATTGCAGCAACTATGGCAATGAAACCTATGATAACTTTCTGAGTACTAGGTTTTAACCCAGCAAACCATGTCGTTAATTTAGTAAAATTTTCAAATAATTTTACCAAAGACGGTGTCAACTTTTCAAGTGAAGCTATTAGCTGTATAGCCAATGGTTCAAAAGCTACAGCTGCCTTATTCTTGAAAACTTCAAGTCTTTCTGAAAATGTCAGCGTTTCCTTAGATACACCATTAATGGTCTCTTTGGACTCCTTCAGTGAGCTAATTAAGTCAGCAAGCTCAAACCTACCCTCACGTATAGCCGCGGCCATGTCTGGACCAACTCTTGCGCCAAATAATTCAAGGGCTATAGCATTTGCCTCACCTGTAGAACCAGCCTCTTTTATTCTCCCTATAACTTCAGTTAAAGCTGCAGATGTATCGGTTACACCTTCCCTAGCCATCTTGCCTAGTGCAACTCTTAACCCACCAAGTACCAGTTCTGCGTTAACACCTTCTTTTTCCCACTTACCTAGCATAGCTGCAGATTTTTCTAAATCAAAACCCATCTGACGTAGTGGTGCACCGAATTGCACCAATTTAGAATTCAAATCATTGACAGATATCCCTGTGCTTTGTGACACTTTAAATAAATAATCCATCGTATCGCCAGTATCCTCTTGTGCTATAGACCAATCACCGAACAATCTACTGCTAGACTCTATTATACTATTCAGGTCTTCACCTGTTACCCTGGATAAATTGAGCATCTGTGTCGATAAACTTTGTAACCCCTTACCTGTTAGCCCTGTTCTTGTATTTATATCAGCTATTGCAGTAGAAACATCATCCATACCAGCTGGAACAGTGCTATACACAGCTTTAAAATCTTTTTGTAAATTCTTTAAATCTTTTCCCGTGGCGCCTGTGCCCACACGAATTTTATTGTAAGATTTTTCAAAATTCGCTCCTAGCTTTAACACTCCAACACCAGCTGCAACTAACGGTAACGTGATGTATTTAGTCATATTCTCACCCACTTCACCAAATGATTTTCCTAATTTACCAAATTTTTTCTCACTTCTATCTGTATCTCTATCGAAATCGCCACTGTCAAGACCCAATCTGGCTAAAAGTGAACCTACTTGCAGTGCCATCTAACCACCTCCTTAAAAGAAACTATTAACAAGCCTATCCGACTGTACTTCATCTAGTTCAACTGGTATTTGACCTGTTTTCTTCATATGTTTAACCTGCGCATAAATACTATCTGTCGATAAATTATTGAGAAGTATAGCAAACTCTCTCCAAGACATTGTTTCAAATTCTCGAATCAGACTAACGCCGTATTCACGGCGAAAATCTGCTTCGATCATAGCCCAATCTACTAAGAGTTGGTAGGCGTCTTCTCCTCGATAAAATTTCCATCTTCAGAATCATCCTCGATATCTCCTGATGTCTGATCGCAACACCACATCATAATATCTTCCAACTGTTCCATGGTAATACCATTGTCTAACAGTTCATTAAGTTGCTCTTTCCCTAACAGCCCCTCTAACATGTCCAGCACAAGACTAGGCTCCACATCTTTAGTCGCCTGCATCCTAAGTAGCTCTACCACTGTCTTAGCCTTAAATGAACTACTTATTGAAAATACCTTACCATACATCTTGAAGGAAGGGCGCTCATTTGCACCCTTAGTCTCCTGTTTTTCTTTGAAAAATTTATCAAAATCTTTAAATTTCTTAGCCACTGCGTTACCGCCTTCCTATCTCATTTTTATTATGTAGCTACTGTTACAGTAACTGTCCAATTCTGTTCTGTCACACCATCTTGTGCTGTAATTGTATAAGTAACTGCAGATGTAAAATCAACCACTGAAACGCCACTAGTCTGTACAAAATCACTTATATCAGCAACAGCACCAGTGCTTAATGTAAATATAGGCTGCAATCCATCAACATCACTGCCAAGTGCAATTTCTATATCAACTGTATGGGCACTTGTATTAATTGTGGAAGCTCCTGTCTGTCCAAGCAACGCAAATGTCGCGAAATCTGTATCTGTAGACACTGCATCAACAGGTGCACCACTTACAGTTAAGTTAACACCCCAACTTGATGGGTCATCATTTCCTCCACCTATATCACCAACTTGAACTGATGCATAAAAACGTTTCACTGTTCCAGCTGGATTGGTAAGTTTAAAATCCCCCAAACTATCATTGCCCTTAAGCTCTCCTAAAGTCTCCACAGCTGATTGCCCATCATCTCTACTGCCATCGTCTTCATCAAGCAAATAATGTCCTTCAACACCAACTGAACGACTCCTCGAAGCAACTATATGTTCAACGTCACCATCGCTGTCAAAATCTGTTGTATCTGCATCATTTTTACCATTTGAAAATGTAAACGATTTGATACCACCAATCGCTGTCCATGAAGGACTTCCATATGTACCCTCATTGATGTGTAAATCCCAACCTCTTGCTAAAACTTTTTTAATTGCCATTTTAACATACCTCCTTTTTATTCGCTAGCATGCGTCTTACCTGTATTCTCATATTCAATCTGAAAATTTAAGGAAAATTCATGCCTATTATTAGCATCTATACCTATCCAAGTGGGCTGTGACTGGATACCAAAACAACTAACCACCCAAAAGCCGCCATTTATAAATGTATCACCATGAAAACCATCAAGTGTATTATAAACTGTCTGTGCTAGGTCATTTGCTACAATCGAATTGGTTGTACCTCTGACCATTACTTGAAATGTTGGGTTGTCATATTTGAATTTTGAATCTGATTTCAATCCCCCAGATGGATAGATGGAAATACATGTGTCAGGTGACTGTGGCATAGCTGCAATGAAGATGTTACCTGTAATACCTGTTTCGTCAAATATGCCAACGCTCTGATCATTCAAATATTCAGCTATCTGTGTTAACAAGCTCATCTCATCGCCTCCTTAATTCTTTTACTAATATGTGCCAGCAATCTCTCTGATAACCTGTCATAACTTCTTTCAAGCCACTTACCCTTACCTTTTCCCTTAAAATTATATTCTGGATGTTCATGTAACCTAGCTGCATATGGGCTATCATAGATAACATCACCCTTGCCTTCACGATAATCATAGTCTACAAATCCTGTATTCTCTAAGATACCCTCTCGGAAGGGACATTCAGTTTTGCTATCTTCCAAAAGCACTTCACAAGCTTCTCTTACACCCTTGCTACCATACTTTTTGACCATAAGCTTAGCCTCTTCACCTTCCCATTCGAACTGTACGGAAACACCCATTACATATCACCACCTTATGCTGAGTGGCCTAAAACCACCTCTATATGACTATCGACAAAACCTTTTTCAGGAACTATGTACAGTACCTCATATACAACTGAATTTATAGTAATTTTTGAGCCCTCTGTCACAGTCACACTGGGTTGGAAAAAACACACCCCAACCTTGTTGGCTGATTTCCCATTTTTAGTTCCCTTTATAAGTGATAAAGACTTTTCAAATCTACACTTAATATCAGTAACCGCTGTGCCGTAGATGTTTCCATATGCTGAAGAGCCTGTGTATAACTCAATTGAAGCTTTATCTTTAAGCATGAATGCAGGTAATCTCATAATCGATCAACCCCTCTAAACATCAATCCTGCTAACATTAAATGTCTATGAGCTCTTGGTGCTAAAACAGGCATCTTCCCATCTTTAAAAGTCATAGAAAATTTTCCTATGCTAAAACTCTGTACCTGTCCAATTATATCAAGTGAAGAATCTACCTCCACCCAATATTGTATCATAGCGCCCATAGCTTTCTCTGTAGCATCTTCTATATCATCATCTGTAAAAGCATCATCACTATCTAAATAATAATCTGGTATCTTATTCAATGTAACATAGTCTATAACATCAATTGCCCTCTCCATCAAAGTAGCCACATCAGATGGGAGTGCGCTAACTTCAATTCCCATATAATCAGCTATCTGTTCTTGCGTAGCGTATACTTTTGCCATTAAGTGCCCTTAACTTTGCGTTTACTAGTCTTGGATTTGCCCTTGGTATGTTTGGATGTGTCAGCGCTTAAATCTTTGTCTTGTCCATTTTTGCCATCTGGGGAAATCTCTTCCAACGGAATTGATTTTTCACTTATCGATGTATTTACAACCTCATTTTTCTTCAAAATATACTCGAGTGCAGCAATCTTATCCTTTAAATCGCTGTTCTCGAGTTCTAAGGTGTGTTTACTAACTTTTAATGCCTCAAAGTCTGTATTCAACTGTGCTATCTCTTCTTTAGCCTTATTTATAACCTTAGGTGTAATTAACTCTCCACCATCAAATACCAGCAATTGATATTCTTTGGGGCTGTTTAGGAGCCGCTTCTCAAGCTGGCTCCCAACATCAGAGTCTACGATAACGCCTGTTTCAATGACTTTAAAATATGATTTATTAATTTTATTGTTCATATCGTATCCCCATTCAACTTATTTAGGTATTTTGTAAACTTCAATTGTGCCTGTCATTGCTGTCGCAAAATCAATGCATATGTATCCAGGATAGTCATCATCCTCAACATACTCAAAACGTGCGTCCTCAAGGGTGAAAATTTGAACTTCATCCTGTGTTAGAGAAATTTCCATATCTTCATCGTCGTCTCCATCTTTACCCTTGATTGTAATAACTTTAGCACCTGCATATGTGTTTACCACTCTAAATAGTAATCTTGAATCAGCATTACCAGCAACTTTGGCACCATCAGCAACTAATGTTGCTATAGATGTGGATACAGGTGTAGTTCCAGCTGTATCAACATATGATTTCAATTTATCTACATCTGTAGGAGTAATTGCAGTTCTACCCATAATATTATACCTCCAAAATTTATTTTTGTCGTCTCTTGCGACGTTATAGGGAAAGTTATCGAGGTATCATAGAGGATACCCCATTATTTTTATAAAGAAGGCCTATTTACAGTCATTACTGCAAGTGCATTTGGCCTAACTACTTTAGCACCATACATGTGCAATCCCTTGACTGCATCTGCAAACCTTTTTTCAGGTCTGTATGCTTCGGTGTCATTAACCTGCTCAGCATAGCTGATAGCCATTGGATGTCCTGCTATAACTCTGTAAAGAGTACCAGATGTATTAGGAACATTGTTAGACTTCACTACATTGAAGCCAGCCGCCCTACCAACTTGACCATTTATCAGGGTTGCCTGATTCATATTCTCAGCCTTGACAAACCTATCATCTTTCAACATTAGGCCTTCATACCATGGTGGCACTACAACATATCTACCACTAGTTGGAACGTTTGCTTCATCCAATTTGACTGATAAATCAACCAATTTTTCATAAGCTTCAGTGACAGCTGTAAAAGCAGTTGGTGTACCTGTACTACCAATTAAGTTATCTGCAGCTGCATCTGTGTAATGACCTGCAATAAAGGAATCTGCTGTGTTAGCTAATGCATATGCAGCCTCATCCATAGCTTGTCCCATTACAGTCGCATTCTGCTGAGCTTTATCGATATCATCGACCTGAAAGTTGAAATATTTTGACTCTGTGATTGTCAATGTCCTTGAGTTGTCAGTTAAAGCCTCTGGGTCACCTATATTGGAGTTTTTAGTGTAATCTCCAACAGTTACTGTACCTATACCATTGATTTTAACTGTGTCCCCCTTACTTGATATCTCACCCTCATAATCTGTATTAACCACAGCTGGCTGACCATACACAAGCACCTTTTTCAAGGAAACTAAAAGTTCTGCACTCCACAATGTAGGTATAAAGTTGTCTATAGCGAATCTTGACAAAATATTTAATAATTTTTTCATTATAATCCCCTCCGTTACTGTTATTTCATAGGGTTATCCTTAAGGAACGCCCTGACATCTGTAATTCTTTCTGCTATTTGCTTAGAAGTCATGTTCTTAATGATTTCATGACTTAAAAGTTTTGTATCTCCACCTTTGAAGTCACTACCACCTTTAGTTGAAGTTGCAGGTTTTTCTCCTCCTGCTTCAGTTGTACCTTTCAGCTCTGGCATATCTGTCAAAACCACTTCTATAGCTTCTTTTAGTGCTTCTTGGTCTACTTCACCATCTTTAACCTCAACATCACTTAAATCGGCTAATTTCAACAAATATTTTATCTTACTAGCTTTAACACCTAAGTCTGTAGCTAATACCTTAGCTTCAGCTGATAAGATGCGATTGTTAGCAGTGGTTAAAGCTGCTTCAGCCTTTTTATCAGCCTCATTAACCTTTTCTTTGGCTTTTTCTAGTTCTGTCATAGCTGCATCATCAGCCGCTTTCTTAGCTTTAATGATATCCTTTAGTGCTTCTTCTGACTCAACACCCATTTCTGTAAGCATTTCCTTACGGGCTGACTTACCAGCTCTGTTTAAACGTTTCATGAATGTTTCTTCATCTTTGAAAGTCGCAAACGGTGTTCCTTCACCGCCTTTACTACCTTCACCGCCTTTATTATCACCAGTGTTTTTGTTGGCGTCCCCAGAACCACTGTTACTTTCACCTGCGCCTGCTTCTCCAGCCTTACCAGCTTTAGCGCCGCTCTCACCACCTGCCTCACCTTCACCAGTCTTATCAGCTTCATCAAACCTGCACAAATCAATTAAAAAATCTTCCATATTTCCTCCTTTCTATCGGGGTGTCCCGAAGCCTGCGTTTAGCGACTATCAGTAAGTCAATTTTTAATTATTTAACTATCCTTCCATAATTTTCTTGGTTTCTTCATCAGTACACGGTATTAAATTATATAAATTACCACCGTAAGCCACTGTGGTAGGTGTATTTGTTATAGTGTCAACTACTATACCAAGCTCACCATCATTAAATTCAATGTACGCCCATGATTCCTCTTCAACAATGTTATTAACCAATTCTTTTGCATTATCTAATAAACTTTTCTTAGCTTTTGCGCTATCTTGTATGTCTGTTTTATCCTCAAATTCAATTATATCTGGATATTGTAAAGAAAGTTGTTTAAGAAAAAGCTCTGCACTGGCCATAACTGTAGAAACAGCTGTACAAATTTCTTTGTTATCCTTGCCTGCATGGCCTGACACATAAATTTCACATTCACCGTGCCTACCCCTAACCTTAACTTTTATCATAATCTACAAATCCTTTCTTCGACCATTGTCTAGGTTTTATTATACCGTATCTTGAGCGAAAAAGCACATACTTTTTATAATCATCTAAATCAACATCTTTACTAATATCTACGGTTGGTGCTATAACTTTATTCACTCACGTACCTCCTTCAAATCTTTTAATCTATTAGTCTCAGCTACCCACTCATGATGTTTAGCTATAGCTTTTTGTTTCTCCTGTGGAGTTATAGCGACAGCCTTACGTTTTAGCCACTTCTTACGATTCCTATCAGCACTTTTCTCTGCTACCCTACGTTGATAACCTCCCGGGTCTTTAGCAGGTATGCGTCTCTTTGGTGTAACATCAGGTATATAGATACTTACAGAGTGGCCGCAATTAGCGTGAAAAAGCCCCTCTGCAATAGCATCATCTATAGTAGGATAATCATCTTTCATATAATACCTCTCATTCTTTTCTTGGTTATAACTTCAATATCAAAGTAATCTTGCCATCTTTTCACTAACCACTGTTGTTTGGATGTGGGACTTTGACTCATCTTCCAATTAAGTCCACTAACAAGTGAAAAATAATCACATTTTGTAATTGGCTCCTGCACACCACCCTTATAACTCAATGTATCAAGAATATTATATTCTAAAGTTGTCAAATTCTGTGATACACAGCATCTTCCATCTTTACTGAATAACCACCTATTTTTGATGTTGCTATCAGATGTACGTGTCACACCTAAATGGTCAACTTGCTGATTTCCAGAGCCTGTAAATTCAAATTTATAAGTAGGTGTATCGTTATACTGTGTCCTAAACCATGTATTGAACTCTCTTACAGTAACAAAATCGAGTGTAGGGTACGCTGTATACAGCTTATCAATATAATCTTTCCAATTCGTCTTCAACTGTGTAGCAGTCTGCAACCAAAGTATTGCTAAATTTTGCGTTAAAAGAACAAAATCATTTAAACCACTAGACACATATTGATTAGTCACATGTAAGGCGTTATTTCCGATATATCCGGTAGGGTCAGCTGGATGAATTGTAAAACGTACTCCTGGAAACATATTGCCTACTAGGTCTGGTGTATTTGTGTCTAAAGTTAAAGTACCAACTTTATCATTTTCACTTTGAGCTGGTATCAAGTTGTGTGTTTTACTAGTATAATAGGGATATGGTATAGAGCCTGCGCCACTATACCTATCTACGTGTTCTTGAGACCATGCAGTACCCATGACCACATCTATACCAAGCGAATCATGTAGCAGCTGCAATTGAGTTGAACGCCATCCATAAGCACCAGCAAATACAGGAGTTACACCAAATTTACTAATTACTAAATCAATAACACCTGTGCAGAACCCAACTGCTTCTGAATCAGTCCAATCTATACAAGGAAAACCAGTACCTATACCAATATCATCACCGTATTCTGATACACATTCAGCAATATAATTTTCAAATTCTTCAGCTATAGACTCCAATACAGCAGGTTGAAAAGCCCAAGTTACCTTGCCTAGTGGATAATATTGAAGTACATAATCACGCAATTCCTTAGCTGTATCTTTATTCACGAATACATTGTTTTCAATAAATATAACCAACGCAAAATACATTTATTTCACCTCTTTAGAATTGCAATCTTAAAACGATATTCGTTATGTCCATGGTCGCGCCGCCTGACTGATTATTCCAATAAAAATTTAAATTACCATCATTTATTTCGCTTGTAAACTTTTGAGATATAGAACCCAATCCACCAATTGAACCACTATGAAATGGCGCATTTGTAGTGGCACCGAAATATCCAATAGTAGCTGGATTATTTGGATCAAATTTCATTGTAAAATTGTGAGTTTGTGACGCTGTATAATATAGAGAAAAAGCTTTAGCTCTCTTGATGTCATCATCATCAATCCAACCTGATGAACCATCATCACCATTTACTATGCCTGTTATAGAATCTAAAGCAATTAATTTATAATTTACACCGTGTGAGATAACTTTTACACCATCATTTACATCATCATACGCCCTGCTTTCATCTGCTACAGACGATAAATTTTCTATGGCTGTCTTTATATCTGCTATGTCACTATTAATAGCATCTAAATCCAGTTCCATAGCATTTATTTTCTTCTCAACATTACTATCCATCTTACCGCCTCCATATAATTACTGCATCAGGGAGTTGTCTCCCTGCCACAATAAACTAATCTTCTAAATTGTGATTTGTGAGGTAAGTATCTATTTCACCAATTTCACAATCTAAAAATTTCTTTGAGCCATATGATGTAAAAGATTTTTCATCAGTTTTTAGCTCTATTACACCATATAACACATCATCTTTTTTGACATTAACCTTTTTAGATGTGACTTCAAATGTCATTTCACCACCCCCTAAACACCCTATACTAAATATCCACCGTCAGATATCGCTCTATACATAATTATAACATCAAGGTCTACTGCAGTTGCACCAGTACCCTGCAAGTCAATTATGATAGTTTTAGTAGTATCCAGTGCTACTGCGCCCTCATACTTCAATTGCTCATCATCAACATCAATTGAAGCTTTAACTGCAGTTGCAGCATCAATAAATTCAATAACTGCAGAAGCACCGCCTTTGATAGCAGCACTTGTTAAATCTACTGTAGTAACGCCATTGCTCTTTAATATAACCTTTTCAATGATTATACCAGCTGTTGTAATTGTGCCAACTGTAGTAGAGCCTGCATTAGCAGCAGCAGTTATATTTTTCTCAAATATCTGCATTTTACCTGCTTGT